CGGCACAACGATGATCCGGGACACGGCGGTGATCGGCTTTATCGCGAATGAAGGCATCTCCATCATCGAGAATGCCGGGCTGATGGGCGTCCCGCTGCCAAAGGTAATAACCAACGCGCTGGAGGTCCTGCGGAAAGAATCAGAGAACGCGAAGGTGCCCGGCACCCAGGAGACGGTCATGGTGGATCCGGAAGATCCGCCGGTCATCCACGAAGAAAACAAAACAGAATAACTGCAGGATAGAGAGGAGGTGATCCTCATATCTAGCAGCATGGACTGGCGAATCAACGTCAGTCCATTCAACCAGGGCCCCGGAGAGATCCGGGGTTTTTTTGTTGTATAATACAGACAAGGCGGATCACCCGCCTCTGGCTGAGGATGTACGAACCCGCGGAGAATCGGCCGGGAGAAAGAGACAGCCGGGCCCGTCTGATGGGCCTGAGTTCTAGACGCGCTGCCTCTTTTTTTGTGAGCAGGCCACGACAACGGCGCACCGGGCAAAATAAGCAATAAAACGAAAAAACGACCAACTGGTCGTCTTTTCCTAAATCGCGCGTATTTTGCAATTATGAAGGCCCTGAAGGGGGACCCATAATGCAGGACAACCGAACCACCACACAAGTGCCTGGTTCGACAGAGTATCAAATGGCTGACCATCCTGCGGCTCAGTCGAACTCTTGAGCGTTTCCAGGTCGACAGTGATGCGGTTATTCGCGCCCGGATGGTTGAGCAGGATGACGATGTGATCCGGGAAGACATAGATCCGGCTGACCAGTATGTCTATGATTTTCTGCCAGTTCAGCGGGCTTTCCGACCGCATCCGGTTCAGCTCATAGAACGAGAACTCGATGTCCTCGCGGGTGATCGGTGGGAGAACCTGCAGCTGCATCTCGGCCAGTTCTCTCTGCAGACCAGAGATGCGTTTTTCGGCCGTCTGCAGGCGTTTCGAGAGCCCGGCGGAGAAGATTCCATTCTCTATCGCTTTCAGCATATTTTCGTGTTTACGGGCCTCCTCAGCGAGGCTCTTTTTTTGTATCTCGATGTTGCGGCGCAGCGCTTCCTGCTCTTCGTCCGGGTGCTCCAGGATCATGGCTGTTATCTCTTCCTGGAACTCGCCACTCGTTAAGATCTTAGTCAGTTCTTCCTTAATGAGATCCTCCAGCAGATCCCGCTTGATCCGCTTGGCATCGCACTCGTGCATCTTCGCGCCTCGGCAGTAATAGTAATAGTGCAGATCTCCCGTCTTGGACTTCGCATATTCGCCCGTCATGAGCCGCCCGCAGAGCCCGCAGAACGTCTTTCCGCTCAGCAGGTATAAATTATCAACCCGTGGCGATCTGCGCCGATATCGGGCCGCCCGGAGGTCCTGGGCCCGCTGGAAGAGGTCTGCCGGGATGATGGCAGGGATTCCTTCCGGGTCTTCGATATCACCATACCTATACATGCCGGTGTACTTCTCATTCCGCAGGATCAGCTGGATGTTGTTCAGCTGGAAGCGGCGGCCAACGCTGTTCAGCAGGCCGTCGGCGTTCAGATCCGCAGCGATGTCCCGCGGTGTCTTGCCATCGATGTATTCCTGGAAGATCCGCTGCACAACCGGTGCGGTCTCCGGATCTATCTCGTACTTGCCATCCGCAGATCTGCGGAAGCCGTAGGGCATCTTGGAGAGTGCTTTACGCTGCAGGGCTGATTCGTACAGACCACGGCGGACATTCTCTGCCAGGTTGGCCGAGTAATACTCTGCCATGCCCTCCATCAGGCTCTCCACGATAATGCCCTCAGCGCCTTCCGGAATGAACTCTTTCGCCGAGACGATCTCCACTCCATACTTCTTCAATTTCGCTCTGTATGTGGCCGCATCGAAGCGGTTGCGGGCGAATCTGTCCAGCTTCCATACGATGACCATCTTGAACTGCCGCTTCTCGGCATCCTTCACCATTTTCTGAAATCCAGGGCGCTGATCGGTACGGCCAGTCAAGGCACTGTCGGTATACTCAGCGATAACATCGAAGCCATTCCGCTCGGCAAAAATCCGGCACTCCCGGATCTGGCCTTCGATGGATTCCTGGCGCTGGTTCTCAGAGGAGAAGCGGGCGTAGATTACGGCAGGGGTCTTATCCATGATCGTCCTCCAGATCCAGGAGCATGCGCACCATGCGCTTCGTCTTGTCATCTGCGTTTAAGTATTTGGTCATAACTTGCAGAACATCAGTCAAATCGTCATATGACATGCCATTCAGCTCCTCAAGGAACCGGCTGATTTCCTGCTTCCGAAGAACTGGAAAACGGGGAACATATTCTTCGATAAGATCGGATTTATCAACGCCGAAGTGCGCAGCCATTGCCTCTATACTGTCGATTCTTGGATATGCCCGACCGTTGACCCATTCGGCCACAGTGGAGTATGGAGCGCCTATCGCTCTGCTAAGATCTGAAGCCCGCTCACCTTTGAGCCGGAGAAGCCTATTAATGTTAATGGCCATTATTGCCTTGTTGCTCAGCTGTCCCATGATCGAACCTCCTAAAGAAATATTACGAGAAATAACGGCCTAAAATCAAGAAATATGGAAAATATTCCTTGACGTTACGATTATATCGTAATATCTTGAAAGAGCAGAAAGGAGGACAGATGGAGAAGTATACACTGCGAACAGCCAGAGATCGCGCAGGATTAACTCTGGCAAAAGCGGCAGCAGAGATGGGCATCAACGTCGATACCCTTGCAAACTACGAAAAAGGCGAGACGTATCCGAACGTGCCGGTTATCCGGAAGATGCTTGCTCTGTATGGCGTTGAGTTTAACCAGCTTATTTTTTTGGGCATCGATTACGATTTAATCGTAAACAGAAAGGAGGAATCATGAGCGTTGACCGCGCAGATCTGAGAACGGTCTGGCGCAACTACATCCGGGACCTGCAGCAGGATCCAACATACGAGATCCGGAAAGCACAATTCCTGGCACAGAAAAAGGAGCGGGCAACCGTCGAAAGTGAACCGCTCCAAGAAGGTGACAAGGCGCAAACTTGTCTCCTCAATTTTAACAAATAGGAGGAATTTATGACAGAAATCAGAGACGCATTCGAAGAATTATTCGAAGCATTCGATTCGATGGCTCCGGCCATCCTGTTCATGGAAAGTGCAATGCTCCTGATCGGCTCGGTATGGCTGACCATGGCGCTGAGGGCTTTAGGATGAAAGACATTCGCGTATTGGTGAAGACACCAGGATGCAAGTGCAGAATGGCCACAATCAAAAAAAGTGATGACACTTTCAAATCAATCGTAAACGGGCCGCTGCAGACCATCTTCGTTGCTTCCGAGCTTGCCTGCGTAATGAACGAGAACGGGAAGCTTGTCGGAGCCGGCAGAAATGTCCCGATTTGGGGCGGCTGGGATGTGCTTGTTGGCACGGTCATCTTCTGCGGATTCGATGAAGAAGAAGGATACACGGACATCACGGATCGCGACATCGAGATCCTCAACTTCGTGTACGGGGTGGCCTGATGATCTGGGCAGTGGTAATTATCGAAGGTGCGCTCCTGGCGCTCTGCGTCTCTAAGATCCGCGAGCTGACCAAGAGGGCGAACAATGCCGAAGACATGCTCTGCAGGATTGTTGCACTGGTCGAAAACCTGAACAACCAGCTGCAGGAAACCATGACAGCGGCAAAGGATACCGGCGAAGCCGTAGTGATTCTGAAGGGCAAGGTGTCAAACAACGAACACCGCATCCGCGATATTTACAAAGCAATAAATCAGATGAAAGGATGGCCAACGCATGAAATCGAATGAATGGATCCGGAGAGCCGAGATCGAGCTGAACGAGCGTCGGGCACATGTTGACTGGCTCCGTGAGCACAACCAGGATTACCAGCGGTACCGGCAGAACATCTTCTTCATGGAAGACGCTATCCGGCAGCTCGGCTTCTCCGTCAAGCCCAAGGGCGTTGACGGCTATGAAATCAAATGCAAGTGGAGCGATGCTCCGGAGGCGCTGAAGAATGGTCGATAGAGACGCGGCAAACTATGCCTGGAACAACCGGCTGACCGAAGACCTGCAGACGGCTTATGCGGATCTGAACACCGCCAAGGACACCATCCTGGATCTGTCAGTCGAAGATCCGAACAAACTGCGGGGCCGGGTGCTCCGCCGGCTGGTGGCTGACATTGACGATCTGATGACGCAGATCGAGGAGATGCTGTGATGGAAGACAGAGACAAGATGCAGGCCCGTGCATGCATCGGCACGGCCCATGACTATCTGTGGGATGCATACAGGCAGATCCGGGAGGCAGACGAATACTTTCCAGATCCGCAGCTTAACAAAACAGCCAGCGCTCTCTTAACGGAGATGATCAATCTGCTGGATGTCGAAAGGAGACTTAACAAGGATGAAGTTTGAAATAACCAAGGGCAAAGTGAAGACGGCAATCCGCTTGGCCGCGTATGGCGCGGAAGGTATTGGTAAGTCTACATTTGCCAGTAAATTCCCTGACCCGCTTTTCATCGATGTGGAAGGCGGCACGAAGCAACTGGATGTGGCGCGGTTCCCGCAGCCTGAGACATGGCTGCAGCTGCTTGCCATGGTGGACGCTGTCTTGGAAGATCCGACAGTCTGCCAGACATTGGTGATCGACACGATCGACAGGGCAGAAGCACTGCTGTCTGCCCAGCTTCTGGCAGAAGCCGGTGTGGAGTCAATCGAGAAGTATGGCGGCGGCTATGGCAAGGGATATACAGCCATCCAGGAGCGGATGTCCAAGGATCTGCTGAATCGTCTGGACCGAGTCATCGCCAAAGGAGTGAACGTGGTCCTGCTGGCACACGCTGCCATGCGGAAGCTCGAGTCTCCGGACGATCCGCCATACGACCGTTGGGAACTCAAATTGTCCAAGAAGGTCGCTCCGCTTATCAAAGAGTGGGCTGACATCCTGCTGTTTATGAATTACGAAGTGATGGTTGTCGAAGAGAACGGCAAGGCCAAGGCAAAGGGCCGCGCCAAGCGCAAGATGCACGCGAACCACAAGCCGACCTATGACGCGAAGAACCGCTACGGCCTGCCGGACGACATGGATCTGGACTTCGAACCGCTGCGGGCGATCTACGAGGGAACCGTGCCGGCCCGGAAGGAACCGACAGATCTGAACGTAGACACGCCGACCGAAGTTCCGGTGGAAGGCGACATCCGGGAGGATGTGCGGGATGTCCTGATCCGCAAGCTGGCAGATGCCGGAGTTTCGGAGGACTCATTCGAATCCTGGCTGATCGGGACAGGCCGTCTGGCTGGCGGCGGAACCGTAACGGATCTGAGCGGCACTGCTGCAAGATCCATGCTCGAACATATCGATATACTGCTTAAGCAGTTGAAAGGGGAATAACAATGAAGGTCGATAGAAACGCAACACAGGAACAGACGGAACGGGTAATCCTTCCGGCTGGTACATACAGATTCAAGTGCGAGAGCGCACTGCACAAGACATCCAAGAGCGGCACTCCGATGTGGGAACTGCAGTTCTCATTCCCGGATCATCCGGATGCCCGCTGGTGCTACGAATACTTCGTGGAGAACGAGAAGAACCTCTGGAAGTTCAACCAGTGGTGGGATGCCATCGGATCTGACGATGATGACACCGACGCCATGAAGTACGCATACGGCGAGGAAGGACAGTGCCAGATCGTGATCGAATCCGATCCGAACTACGGAGATCGGAACAAGATCAAGCGGTTCCTGCCGTTCAAGAAGGAAGAAGCCTCGGCTCCAGAGCCGGCAAAGCCTGCACGGCGCAAGAAGCCGTCCACTCCAGCTGCAGATCAGAGCGACGATGATCTGCCGTTCTGATGGCACATTATGAGTTCACAGTGCCCGGCAAGCCATTCGGCAAGCAGAGGCCGAGAGTCACGCGGACCGGGCACGCATATACGCCGAAAGAAACAGTCAGTTACGAGAATCTGGTTAGGATGACCTTCGTGGAGAAATACCCGGAGTTCATCCCGACCGGATCTCCGGTTATTCTGCAGGTTGTTGCAGCATTTCCGATCCCGCAGTCCTGGCCGAAGAAAAAGGTCAGGGCCGCACTGGCCGGGGACATTTGCCCAGGCAAGCCGGACATCGATAATGTGCTGAAGATCATCCAGGACGCTCTTAATGGGATTGCATATAAGGATGATGCACAGATATGGAATGCAACAATAACCAAATCATATGCCGAAAGGCCGGGGGTGACGGTACTGCTGGAAGTGATGGAAGAGGGGTGATCTTATGGCAAGCCTGCTTGCTGATGCGCTTGCCTATGCTGAGAACGGATACGCTGTGATCCCGGTCGGCAGGAACAAGATCCCGCTGATCGGGGACTGGCCGAATCAGGCCACGACAGACTCAGAAAAGATTGTCCGCTGGTGGGATCAACACCCGGAGGCGAACATCGGGATCGTCTGCGGAGAGAAGAGCGGCGGGCTGATCGCGGTGGATGTCGACATTAAGAACGGAAAGCACGGAGACGAAGCGCTGCAGCAGTTCCAGGCAATGCATGGGGACTTCCCGAGCACGGTCATGTGCCGCACCGGATCTGGAGGACTGCATTACTACTTCAAAGATCCGGAGCATTTCGCCGGCAAGTACAAGAACGGCGTGGAGGTGATACCGGGGGTCGACATCCGGACGGACGGCGGCTTCGTGGTAGTGCCGCCTTCGATCAACGCGGACGGCCATGCATACACATGGATCCATGACACGGGCCTGCTGGACGAAGAACCAGCGAATCTGAACGAAAGCGCAGCACAACTGCTGACACGCTCACACCCGAAGAAAGAGAAGGCAGAGCGCAGGCAGGTTGCCGCTGTGACAGAGGGCAACCGGAATGACACACTGTTCCGATACTGCTGCATGCAGGTCGGCGCAGGTGTTCCGCGGGACATTGCAGAGACTTCGGCGCTGGAACTGAATGATACGTTCGATCCGCCGCTGAGCACATCCGAGGTGTATACGATCCTCGAATCAGCTTACTCCCGGTACGTGCCGAACGAGCGGACGATCTACGGCACCCAGGAGGCGCCGATCAGCGAGGACGATCTGAAGATGCCAACGCTGGAGGACTACCCGGAAGAGCCTGTCGAATGGCTGATCCCGGAGTACCTGCCGAAGGGGCAGATCACGCTGATCTGTGGCACCGGCGGAACCGGCAAGACATCCGTCTGGGTGTCTCTGCTGGCATCGCTGAGTGCCGGAGAGCGTATCCTGTTCGACGGCTTCGGAGATTTCTATGGAGACCGCCAGCCGATGCAGTGCATGTTCTTCTCATCAGAAGACACGGTTGAAAACGTGATCAAGGGTAAGCTCAGGAAAGGGCATGCACGGATGCGGAACATCCATACGATCAGTCTGAATGATCCGCGCTTCGAGAAGATCCAGTTCGGATCCAAGTATCTTGAGAAGCTGCTGGACAAGTACCGGCCCGCGCTCTGCGTCTTCGATCCGCTCCAGGCGTTCATCGATGGTCATATCAAGATGGCAGATCGGAATGCGATGCGGCAGACAATGCGCTCGCTGATCGAATGGGGCAAGTCATACGGCACGACCTTCCTGATCGTCATGCACACAAACAAGCAACTCAATGTCTGGGGCAGGAACCGCATGGCGGACTCCGCAGATCTGTGGGACATCGCTCGATGTGTGTGGATGGTCGGCGATGCCGATGATCAGGGCATGAAGTATCTCAGCCATGAGAAGAGCAACTACGGGCGCACCGGTAAGACGATGCTGTTCCGAAACGATGACGGCCAGCCGGTGTTCAAAGGCTGGACTGATAAGAAGGATCGGGAGTTCGTGCTGGAGGCGGCAAAGAAGCGCAACGAGTCCAGGAGCGGAAGCAGTGTCTCGGATGTCTGCGGAGCAATCATATCCGAGCTCGCAGATCATCCAGACGGCATGCCGATCAGTGAGATGGACGAGCTAATGCAGCAGATCGGATACAGCGGCTACATAATCCGGAAGGCGAAGAACGAGCTGAAAGAAGCCGGCAAAATCATAATCACGAAGAAGGGCTTCGGAGGCATCTGGGGTATCAAAAAAACGTAATCTCTCTGTTCACATAAGAAAAACGACAAGAATGATACAAGTATGCATAAATAAAGGACTTATTCATTCTTGCACATTCAACAAGAATGGAGAAAATCGACAAGATCATTCTTGTCGATGCAACGAGAATGCCAAGGCCGCATAAACAGTGGACTTGCGTCATTCTTGTCGAAATGTGTTCGTGAACAGAGAGAATGTGGAGGTAAAAATGAAAACATTGGAGGAAGCATTGAAGTGCGTTGATGAAATCACGCTGCGGAGACAGCGGGATGGAAGTTTCAATGTCATGGTCATGGCACAGGGCAGATACATTAACCTGGTCAGCATAAACATTGACAAAGATGTGAAAGAAACGCTTGCTGATGTGATCGCTCTTTCCGCTGAATGGGCATGCCGGATCTGATCGACAAAAAGAAACTGCTGAAGGCAGTCCTGGACGAATATGCAGACGGCAACTTCTACGTAATGCACCTGATCCGGGACTTCCCGGCAGAAGAAGCAGTAGTACCCGTGCGGTGCGGCGTGTGCCGCTACAGCCGGATCACCGAGGACGGCAGAATCCTCTGCCGGCACTGGAACGGCATGGAGACACGGACGGACGGCTACTGCTGGAAAGGAAAAGAATGGAACTGATAGACAAGGAAGAACTGATCGCCGACATCGAGATGGATCTTAATTGCTCGGTCAAAGGCGAAGAGAATATGCAGGCCGTTAAGGCCATGATGCAGAGAGTATACGACGATGTCCGGAAGGCACCGGAAACAGCTGTGGCTGTCGAATGGAGAACCGGCATCCCGGACACAAAGGACGAGGTTATGGTTACCTGCCAGATGGGGTCGTCCAGGTGGGTCTTGCCGGGATGCTACTACAGGCGAGGCAGATGGTACCACACCATAGTCGAGGCTCACGACGTGGAGATCGACCCAGAGGGAGCGGTTGAGCACATCGGAGAAGAAGAGGAGCGGGTCATGGCGGAGGTCATCGCGTGGGCGGAATACCCTGACCCGTATGGAGGAGAAGCATGAGACTGATTGATGCGGATGCGCTTGCTAAATTCATAGACTATGGGCATCTGAATAATCCGAACGAGAAACTTTATTCCGAAAACGATATCAGAGAAATGATAGACATGATGCCCACAATCGATGCGGTGCCTGTCAGACATGGGAAGTGGATCGGCTATGCGGGAACAGTTGGGGCTGAGTGCTCTTTGTGCCGCAAGTGGCTGGACGTTTTGCAGGGCACAGCAGAAATGAACTACTGCCCGAACTGTGGGGCAAGGATGGATGAAGGATGAACAAGAAGTACTATGACGGCCTCAATGTGATTGACATTCTCTTCAAGAATCTAGAGCCGAGAAAGATGTTGAAAGTGCTGAATGCATTTGCAGATTCTGATGGTGTGGATGCAGTGGAAGTCATCAGATGCGAGGATTGCAAGTGGCATATTAATGGCGGTTTCTGTGACTTATATTTCGCAGACAGGGCGGCAGATGAATACTGCAGCCGGGCAGAGAGGAAAGAAGAATGGACAGGATAACACTGAAGATGGCGCTCGACACAGACCCATGGATGATGGTTTATGCGGGCGAGCCAGACAGGGAAATCAGCGTTGAGATGCGGTACAAGGATCTGGTGGCGATCAGGGAATTGATCGTGAGATATTGCGAAGAGCAGAAAGGAAAGAAGAATGAGGAAAGACACAAATAGCGGCGGGATAGGATTCACGGGATTGCTGGCACTGCTGTTCATCGGCTTGAAGTTGGCAGGGATTATTGAATGGCGTTGGCTGTGGGTGCTGTCACCGCTGTGGATTGGGGCAATTCTCTTGTTTGTGGCGGCCACCATAATTGTGATGGCAAAGAGGAAATAAGAATGACAAACGGGCATGAGTTCCCGCCGGAGTGGCATCTGGATGAACTGATCAACAAGCAGATCGGGCTGTGGGAGTGGCAGGATATGCACACCGGGCTGACGTTCGCGGACATTGCCTGCGAGGAAACGGGATACAGCAAGCGGTGCAGTTCCTGCGAATACTGCAGGGAGCTGGAGTTCGGAGACAGGCCGATCGCATTGCTGCAGGGACCGTTCGCTGAACCGGCGTGGTGCACAAACCACAACATAAAGAGAGCCGACGGCACCAGGATTGGCCGCGACCACCAGGTCGACAGGTCGCACTGGGGATCCGGATGCGGATCATGGAAGTGGAAACTCGAGAAATACAGAAACAATGGGCAGTTAGAGCTGTTCGGGGAGGACAAATGAAATACGTTAAAGTGAACCTGGCCACTGCGCTGCAGATGGCCGGAGAAAAAGAAATGTACATACTGGCACCATTGTCTGACCAGACAACGCTGGCGGATCTGAGGAAAGCGGCGGCCTTTGTCGTACCGATCGAAGAAGACGAGCAGATCCCGGAGGAAGTTCCGGAAGAACCGGTCAAGAAGAAGATCGATCATGACGAGATCATCCGGATGGCACAGGAAGGCTGCACACCAAGAGAGATCGCCGAGAAGATCGGATGTTCTGAGCAGACGGTGCGCAACCACATCGCGAGGGGCTGAGCATGGAGGACGACAAGATCCCGGTCGAATGGATCCTGGACAAGTACATCAGGTCCAGGCGTTATACCGGCACGATAACGGAGACCGGCGCGAAGGTTATTCTGCGCGACTGGTGGGAGTTCTGCGGCCTGGGCAGAGAGGAGCGTAAGAAGGATGATCGATGAGAGAGATGTGCCGGACATCCTGCTCGATGCACTGACCTACGGCCGGACGGATGTGGTGGTATCCGACATGGATTCCGATGTGTACATGGCAAACAAGATGCTGGACAGGCTCCGCAGGCACAAGGTGACGAACGATGAATGGCGCTTCTACACACGGAGCGAAGGCGGGCAGACCAAGGTGATTGTAATGTCGCCAAGGTGCAAGGACCCGGCACCGCCGACCTATGCCAACCTCCGGAAGAAACCTAAGGAACAGCCGAAGCCGGAACCGCAGAAGAAGAGCCTGCTTGCCGAGTGGGTACTAACAAATCTTTGCAGCTCACGCATGCTGCACATCAGTGTGGTGCCGGCTCAGGACATCGACAGGCTTCACGGCATCAGCAATTACGAGACATACATGACCGACAAGGTGCGGGAGCAGCTGGGCCGGGATGATGTCCGGGTAATGGTGAGAGAAGCAGACAAAGATCCGACGATGCACGCCAGGGCATACAATGCCAGGGTGATCTTCGAATAAAGGGGGCGAGGGGATGACAGGAGTAACTATCCTGGATCTGAAGGACTATCGGCACTTGGTTAAAGAGATCCGGACGATAGACGAAGAACTTGAATGGATATACTTCCCGGTCGCATCTCCTAACGGGAAGACATCCGGATCTCGCGGATCAGAGCCGTCAGATCCGACAGCTCGAGCAGTACGCAAAGCGGCTCGGCTGAGGGAGCGCAGGGCGCGGCTTGCGGCGAAAGTCGAGGCGATAGACCAATGGCTTGTCGAGCTTGACGACCACCAGCTCGCGGCCATCTGCCGTGCCCGGTACGTGCTCGGAAGATCCTGGGCTGAAGTGTCTCTGGAAGTGTGCGGATCTGACAACCTGAGCACGGCGCGGATGATTGTGGTAAGACATTTCGGGTCTGCATAAGGTTGTGCAAAATGTGCAACTGAAGTGTGCTATATGATAAGTGAACGATTAAGACGGCTGCCACAGGCCGTCTTTTTCGTGTAAAGAGAGCCGTTGGCGTTACAGACACCCCATGGACTGATCCTCCTTTCTTGAGACACGGCTCTCTTTACATTTGGAGCAGAGATGGCAAAGAAAAGATATCGTCCGGACATGGACGGGAAATTCCAGTCCGCCTATGAAAAGAACCGGAGGGTCATCATCGCTGAATCAGAGGTCTGCGCAATATGCGGCCTCCCTTTGATCCGGGGGGCTAAGTTTCCGGATCCAATGTCAACGACTGTCGATCACATCATTCCGATCGCGAAAGGCGGGCATCCTTCTGCTCTGGACAATTTACAAGCCGCCCACCTTATTTGCAACCAGGTCAAGGGATCCCGGCTGGTCGTGGAGCAGAACAAAAACATTCAGAAAGAAGCACAAACAATTTCAAACAGGGTTTTACCGCTGAGCATCGACTGGAAGGCTTACTGATCAAGGTAGGGGGAGGAGACCCTCCCTCGTACCTCAGGCCCAACCGCCGCTGTTACTCGGTAAATATCTCGCACAAACCATGAAAGGAGCCACGAAATGGACTACCAGGGCATCGACTACCTCCGCAATAAACTCGCCAAGAAGTCAACGCGGGTTGCGCTGAGGTATCGCTATTACGAAATGAAGGAAATCAACCGCAGCCTGTCGCCGATCATGCCGCCATGGCTGAAGGACATGTACAGGTCCACGATCGGATGGTGCGCGAAGTCGGTAGACAGCCTGGCTGACCGGCTCGTGTTCCGTGGATTCGAGGAGCCGGACATCTACAATGCGCAGCAGATCTTCGCATTCAACAATCCGGACATATTCTTCGATTCCGCCATCCGGGAGTCGCTGATCGGGTCGTGCTCGTTCGTGCACATCACGCATGGCGAGAACGAAGAGGCCGGTCAGGTGCCGATCCCGCGCCTGTCAGTTCTGACAGCTGCGGACGCAACTGGCATCATGGACGAATTCAGCGGGCTGCTGAAGGAAGGCTACGCTGTCCTGGACAGGGACAACGATGGCAGGCCGGTGCTGGAGGCGTACTTCACGAAGGAAGGCACGCAGTATTACGAGAACGGCAGGCCGACTATCTTCGAAGAGAACCCGGCCCGCTATCCGCTGCTGGTGCCGATTGTCTTCAAACCGGACAGCAAGCGGCCGTTCGGTCATTCCAGGATCAGCAGATCCTGCATGTACTATCAGCGGTTCGCGCAGAACACGATGGAGCGAGCTGAGGTCAGCGCCGAATTCTACAGCTTCCCGCAGAAGTGGATCTCCGGAACAGACCCGGATGCAGATCCGCTGGACAGCTGGAGAGCATCGGTGTCGGCCATGCTGCGGTTCGATAAAGACGAGGATGGCGATCATCCGGTAATCGGTCAGTTCAGCCAGCAGAGCATGTCACCGTACACCGAGCAGCTGCGGATGGCAGCGGCGATGTTCTCCGGAGAGACCGGCCTGACGCTGGACGATCTGGGATTCGTCACCGACAACCCGTCAAGTGCCGAAGCAATCAAGGCCGCGCACGAAAGTCTGCGGCTGATCGCACGGAAAGCACAGAGGACATACGGTTCTGCCTTCGCGAATGTCGGCTTCATCGCCGCATCCGTTCGTGATGGCGAACCGTATTCCCGTTATGGTGTGACCGACATGCGGCCGATCTGGGAGCCGGTTTTCGAACCGGATGCAGCGGCCATCACATCGATCGCAGACGGTGCGCTGAAGATGAATCAGGCCATCCCAGGATACTTCGATGAGTTCAACCTTCGGGAGCTGACGGGAATTGAACCGTCCGGCGAACCGATCAGCATCGAAGAGATCCCGGAGGCGGCTGAATGAGCGAGTTCGGCACGGAACTCTCCGGAAAGATCCAGAAGAGATTTCTGAATCTTCTTAGGACCGACAGGACACTGAACCGGGTCAAGAATCGGGTCCGGGATGGCACCGATTACGAAATTGCAAACGAATACGCGATCCGGGCCGGCGAACTGCTGTCACAATCGATCAACGCGGAGACGAAGACGCTGTCCTACATGTCGGAAGAGGTCGCCAGGGAGGTGCTGTATCCGGTGCTCACCCTGGATCACGACCTGGTGAACACGGCATCCGTGCAGATCCAGCAGAACATGAACGCGGCTAACGGCATAAACGTGTCGGCAATGTCCGCAGATCTGGACACCAACCGGATCGAAGGATTCATAACGAAAGTTAGCAGCTATGACACTTACGATGCGGCCCGGTGGGTCATGGGTGAGCCGATCGTGAACTACAGTCAGTCAACTGTGGACTATACGATCCGGAAGAACATGGATGCCAATGCCCGGTTGGGCTTGGAAGCCACGTTAACACGAAAGATAGATCCATCGGAAACTATCAAAGGCAACCACGCATGCCCATGGTGCGTCAAGTTGGCCAACAATTCTCCGTATGTCTACAACGATGTGAAGGACACCGGGAACGAGGTGTTCCGGAGGCATCGGGGATGCCGGTGCCAGCTGATCTACAAGAACGGCAAAGAGATTAAAGATGCCTGGTGGAAGACAACTCTGCAGAGCGAGGACTTTGAGGAGAACCGCCGGCTGATCAACGAGCGGATCGAACAGCTCGGAGGAGAACAGCAGCGCAAGACAGAGCAGGCACGGAAGCCGAACAGAATGGCCGAGTATGTCGCCAGGGAACTGCACTATTCTCCGGAAGGTGTCCGAAAGTGGTTTGCAGCGAACCGGGACGACATTAACAAATACGGCATTAACTACATGATCGATTACACGAGAATCGAAAATGAGAAGCGAAGGAAGCAGATGCTTCTGAGCTGAGAAAGGTGAGGGGAATGGCAACCAGAACAGGCCGCCAGACTCCCACTCAATCTATTGTTCTTTCGTTCAAAGTTTCAAAAGGCACTGAAGCGTTCGAGCTGTACGAATCCTGCGGGCGGGAGTCGATGGACTGGCAGAAACTGCTGATCACCGACATCATGGGGCAGAACGAGGACGGGCTCTGGACGCATTCGCAGTTCGGCTACGAGGTACCGCGGCAGAACGGTAAAGGCGAGGTGCTGACGATGCGCGAATTCTGGGGGCTGGTGAATGGCGAGAACATCATCCACACAGCCCACAAGACGAGCACATCGCACAGCGCCTTCGTCCGGCTGGTGAAGATCCTGACGGCTGCCGGGTACACCGAGCAGGGCCGGAAAAAGAAGGGCGTAACAAATCCGGAGAAGTCCTTCAAATCAACTAAGCAGTACGGCCTTGAACAGATCTTCCTGGAGAACGGCGGATCTATCGTGTTCCGTACCAGAACAGAGGCCGGCGGCATCGGTGAATCGTTCGATCTTCTGATCATCGATGAGGCCCAGGAATACACGGCCACCCAGCAGTCGGCGCTGATCTACACGATTGCAGCATCCAGAAATCCGCAGACGATCTTCTGCGGGACTCCGCCGACCGTATCGAGCAAGGGCGATGTATTCAAGGGCTTCCGGAACAGAGGGCTGCCCGGGAACACGCAGGAG